AAAAAGTTTTTGAATTTTGGTAAAATTTTTCGGTGTGAGTACGCTTTTATTTTTCATTTCCATATCATTATATTTTTATAAATTGCTGGTTACTTGTAGATTATCCAGTTTTTAGTGATCTCGTTTTCCATATTTTCATTTCCTAACAGAGACCACAACCTCTTAATTATCTTATCCTTCTTTTCAATCTGGTCATACAAAAAATCCGCATGACCCTTGATATAGTCTTCAGATAATTTATTTTTGAAACCTGGTAGACCTTTCCGTTTTTTGAGCACGCTATTTTGTTTAATAATTTTCATAATACAAGTTATTTTGTGATTAATATTTATCAAATGTAAATCATTTTTGTATTAACCACAAATTATTTTGTTGTTTTTATAGTTTTTATACAAATTTGATTTGTATATTTGATTTCATTAAACATTAAAATATGGATTTATTGAGATTAAAAGAGCTTCTTAAAGAAAGAGGCATTACAGGAAAAGAATTTGCCGAAGCAATGGGAGTAAGCACTAATACAGCTTCCAACCTCATCAATGGTAAATCTTTTCCGGCCGGTAAGGATCTAAAGGCAATAGCTGTTTATCTGGATGTTGATATTCGGGATCTGTTTTATTCTACTAAAGATAGCCAAGGAAGGCCGCTATTCGTGGAAATGGAAGGAAAGTATATCAAGGTAGGAGAATTAAAACTAGATCGCTTGGACGAGGGTTCTGTTCCTGGTCCGGACGAAAAAAAAGAATGATCAGATATGAACAATAAACAAATACTGGATAGGCTCAATCAAATTGAGGCTTTTGCAGACCTAATAAAAGAGCACGTGACAGTGCTGAAGAAGGAGCTGGAGGGTGGTGGTGCATCTGAAAGCTCCGCCCGAAAGGGTCCATTGCCTGAAAAGGAAATAGCAAAAATACTGGCCCACCGCCAAAAATCAAGAATGAAAAAATAATTAAATACCTGGACCCGGTTAACGGTGCATACAAACCCCTCTAATTACTCATATTTTAATATGGAATACCTAAACAAATTCAAACCTTCATCTCTTTTTTTAGATGAAATATCCAGTCTCAAAGAGTTCTCAAGAAATATTGAAATTGACACGTTAATTGATACTAAACTTTTTGAGTCATTTGATCCCGATAAAATCGTTTTAAAAGATGAGGCTGTAGTTATTGAATTCACTGATTATAAGGACGAGGCCGTCTTTAAAAAATTTGAGGATCCTAATTTATATGGATTGAAATTTGAGGATCCTAATTTATATGGATTGAAATTTGAGGATCCTAATTTATATGGATTGAAATTTATTGAATACAAACTATTGAATAGTAAAAGCATCCCTTACTATAAAGTCTATTTTAAATGAAAACCTAAATGACCTTAATACCTGGACCAGAGGGCCATTTCTTAACCTGGACATAAATTTAAAATTTTAACCCTATAGGACACTAATTGACATAAAAGGATTTTCAGTAATACAATAGATTACTTTTTTATTCTAAACCTCAACCTATGACACCGCAGGGAGCCTATGATTTTTTGAAACCTTCTCTTGGGCAATTCACCAAAAACCGATAAAGAGAACGGCCCCCTACTTCCCAATTCTCAGACATATATCGCCATATAAAGGATCTATTAGTAATATTTTGTATTACTTTCTTGCTGATTAAATATGGATTTAAAACTTTTTTACCCTTGTACTAACCTTGTACTGTTTTAGGAGTAATGAAGCAGCCTGATTTACCGATTTATCCTACCCCTAAACTACCCCTTTTTCCAATTTTTCCAACTCCTGAACCCTTATCCTAATCTTATCCTAATTTATTGTTTTCAACCTCTGGAATTCTCTGGTTTTTTCCCTGGATAACTCTGAAAGATTTTGCCGTTTTTAATTTTCTGGCCCTCGTTGCAACCTCGTTGTTTTTCCTTTCGGACCCTTGCCGTAATCTTGCCGTAATTTTACCGTAATTTTACCGTAATCTTACGTAAAAAAAAGCCATCCCGGGTAAAGATGGCTTATACTATAACCTTCAAAACCTCCGGACTTTTTACCTTAAGGTTTCTTCAAAAAGTAATACAATATATTACCATTTAGTAATACAATATATTACGAATTGAAAGGTTAAATTAAAATAATTACCGGAAAGGTTTTGAATGTATTTTTGTTGGGTCCTTGATAGTATCCTTTTTTTTCACCGGGTTTCTCCCTTTTCTTTGTTTCTGGACCTTCTCCCATAGAGAATCACCTTTGATTTTCCTTTTGCCTTTTACAATATCCCAAATAGATTTTTTTGGTTTAGTTACAACTGGTTTTGCCTTTCTTCCAAATGCGGGTTTTACCTCAGGTGCTTTTTTATTTCGCACTAAACGTTGCGTTTCTACTTTATTAAGAGTTGAATTCTGAATCTTTTGGCTTGCCTTATCTAATCCTTTAACAGAATCTGGCAGAATTGCACGAGCTTGTGCTACGCTATCTGGAGATTTATTTACTTCCATCAATTCTTTTTTGAATTTATCCTTATCGGCTTTCATTTCATTTTCTGAATAGTTACCAGTTTTAATATTTTTCATGATTTTTACGTACAATGGTCCTAGTACTGATTCATTTGATTTTTTCGTTGAATTTTTCATTATTGATTTTGATTGATGATAAATCCCTGAGATTGTATTTTATATCCCAGGGATTAAAATAATTATTAATTCACATAATATCCTATGGAGTTATTTCGGTATTTAGGATCTCCCTGAAAAAACATCTTGCTAAGGATTAGTTTTTCACCATCCACGCCCAAAGTATTATAGAATCGAGCTAAATACCATGCCGGCTTTCCTCCGATTGCTTCCATTTTTTCAGCTACTTTTATAAACTCCATATTCAGATCATATAACTCTTGATCTTCCTCACGTAAATAAACCTTAAAATTTTCCGGATCATTCGGGAAAATAACTTCGTTTTCCTGTAACTCATATTGAGCTCCGGATAAATAACCAAAGGCTGCTCTCACATTTTTATAAAGATTTTCGAACGTGCTTTCCTCCCATCCGGTTAAGGCTATCACCTTTTCTTTTTTCACTGCGGCATCTTTGAATTGAGACCCGTATTTTTCCCAATATTCATTTATAGAGTAGGTTCTAGGATCTCTGAAGAACGCCCCCAGGTCCTTAACCTTGATTTGTAAAGTTTCCTCACAATATGCCACTAAAGGAGGTAAAGATGCACCTGCGTTCTCTTGATGCTTTGCCACATCGTTAAAAGCTTTTTCATTAAAATTCAGTAAAATTCTTTCTTTGTTTTTCATTTTGATTTAGTGTTAAATTATATTAATATTTAAAGGTTTGCCCGGTCCATAGAGCGATCATATCGCAATTTTTCCAACAGCTTATCATTTTCAGAATATTGCTTCAGTTGTTCTTGAGTTGCATTTTTAAGAGAATCCGTTTTTGCATTAATGCTTTTTTGGATCTCTACCAATTGACTAATTTCCTCCGATAGTTGTTTCACTTTTTCACTCATTATCTGTTAATTTTAATTAATTCTGCTATTGTAAAATCACTGGTCAAATCGTTTTTAACCAGTTTGTCAACAAGAAATTCACCTCCCAACTGTTCAACAAATATTCTAGGTTTCAAATCGAAATTGTCAAAGTCAAAAACATTCATTTTAAAGGCTGCTTTGATAATTTTTGAGTTATTGAATAAAGGGATCAAACCCTTATAATTATCATTCACATACCTTTGAAAGGAATCGCTGTTCAGGATATTTGCAAATTGCAGGGTATTGGTGATACCCGCTTCACCAAGTTGCTCAGATCCTATCCGGGTATCAACTACGGTACGCTGGAATTTATGTGTGAAAATATACCGGGAGTCCAGGGGCTTGTATTCCACAGATGGTACTCCGGCATTATCGGTCTTGAGTTCTTTTTCCCATAGATTTAGCTTAGGCACAAAGATTCCCAGTGGAGCAGGAGCCGGCACATTGAATTTGAACTGGTCCTTTTGCCTGGAATAGGTTTTTGATTGAATCACCACTTTGGATTCATCCAGGTTATCATTATCAATGCTGATAATCCCATCATTGAAATCTTCCTCCTCCTTATCGTATTTGAATTGGAACCTGTTTTCTTTGGCGTAGGATCCATAAATGAAGGATTCAGAAAGTGTACCCTGGTACCTGTCCGACCAATCTTCCACTGCTCCATTAATGCGTTCATCCCAGGTAAGGAACTCGATCTTGTTTTCATCCTTGACCGTGTAGGGAGTCAGTCCAAATCGCCAAATGAGTTCCCTGAAGAAATCTTTCACACTCAGGCCTTTGAAGAATTCGGTTTGATTGATCTCGGTTTGGTCCACTTTGGAAATATCAGCGACAAAATTCAACACGGAGTTATCGCTGTCGACATCTTTGGCCTTATCGTAGATGAAGGTGATGGTTTCCCCTTCGGTCAAGAATATCGGTTCTGGAACATCAAAATCCAAAGTGCCACTGCCCCCTGCGATCAATTTTACACGGCGTCTGCCGGGTCCGTTCTGTTCAGTATTGATAATGTCCCGGACATTGTGCGGGCTAACATTCTCGAGATTTAAAACCCGGTAGAAAAAAGAATCCACGCCTTTCTTGGCTTTTGGTAATAAGGTTCCTGTAATATTAAGATTGTAAGATCCTGTCTCAGGACATCTCCAACATTTCATATAGGAAGCAAATGAGTTTTCAATTACAGTTCCCGCCGTGAGGACAAAACTTGTAATGAAGTTACCGGCCCACAACCAATTCACATACGGCCAATCACTGATCATTTTTTGATTGTCGAAAGTAAAGGATAATTGATTTGCTCCCACGGTTCCGGCTAGGATCCCTTTTGGATAGGTGATGAAATTATTATCGAATTGCACATCATCATAGATGCTCAAATCAAAAGTGAATCCCAGGTAAGCAAATATTTTGTTCCATAGATATTTGCATTGCACGCTTGGCACCATATAATCGATATTGATATGCGTGCTGGTTGCCACATCATAAAAGGTTTTCCCGTTGTAATCTGCCAGGAAGTAATTAAATACATTCGTGAGGCTATTGTTCCATGCTGCTATAATTGTGGCCACATTTTTAATGTGGGTGATCTCGGGCAATGGGATCTGGTCAAACTTCAGGTTGTCCATGGCCTTGAAGAAATCGATGTTCCCATCATACACGCTGATCCTGTAGCCATCATCCGTAGATTCCTCAAAATATGCCGATCCCTTAAAGATCAAACAAAGGTTGCCGACAAAGAGCCGGGCAGAATTATGCTGATAAGGAAGGTTTGAAGTGCTCCCTGAAATACCAAGGCCCTCAAAGTTCAATATGTTCCTTGCTGATTTGCTCGCGAGTAAGTTCCTGGAAACATTGGATTGTCTGGAGGAAGGATTCTCCACGCTGTTCACTTGCTTGGTATAATTTACTTTCTGGCCTTCTACCAGGTCCACTAGAAAATCATTGATGTAAAGACGTATGATCATTATAAGTGCAGGTTATATTCTTCGATTTCAATCTTCACCTTCTCCCTGTTCAATAGCGTTTTGGTTTTGGTGGTGGCCAGTCCGGAAGATTTTACGGACACTCCAAACCAACTGCTCACTGTTTGTTTTTGGAATATATCACCGGTGTACATTTCCACCCTTGGAGATTTTATGAAGTCCTTGAAGTTCTCCATCTCCCAGGTTTCCAGAAGCTCAGTAGATAATTCCAATACCACTGTGGTTTCCTTGCCTTCGTTGAGGGTCCTGGTCAGGGTGTTCTGGATCCCGTTGTAATCTACCCTCACATCTTTCCCATCCTTGGTAGTGCTTAATATCACCACTTCTTTTTCAAATCGGATATAGCCCCAACCTCCGGAGTTTCTGTAGAACTTGAAGTAGGGAGCGCATACCGATGCTTTCTTTTTTACAATGAGGTCTAGTTTTGAAACATCATCGAACTGTACCTCCAACCGATTGAATCCTGTCTGCATTGGCAGCACATCATCGATTGTAAAGTTTTCGCTCCCCTGGGAAAAGAAGAGCCTGTTCACAAATCTGCTGAAATCCAAAGCCGCACTATTGGTAGTGGTTTTATTTAGCAGGGTGATCGTTCTTAATACGTTGCTGAAGATGGAAACATCAAAGGGATAGCCCTCGTAATAGGTTACTTTATGCTCCAGTCCTGAAACCGGCAACAGGATGTAATTCTTGGTGATGTTCTTCTCGAGATAGTTCGCTATTTGCGCAACCGATTTTAAGAAGTAGAATTTTGAGGTTTGAATGAAGGTGCCATAGGTAAGCTTCAGGTTCATTTCTAAAAACAAGGAAGGATCTGCATATACATAACCGGCTACCTCAATATCAGGAGTGATCCCATCGGAAAAAAGGTTTTGATTGATCAGGGCAACCGCATAGTCTTTTAGGTTCAGGAAGTAATTTCCCGTTGGAGAAGGATACAGGGTTGCGGGTAACTGCTCGTTCGCCAACAGATTAAACTTATCGATGCCCGCCGCAGTGAATCGGATTACATTGTCATTGTATGCATTTAGGATTGCCCCGGATGGCAGGGCTTGAGTCAGTACGATCTCGGAAGGATTGGCAGCTAAAACCTCTGCGGTATATATTATCGATCTTACTTCAATAGGATCATTTACAATGGTGTAATTGGGTGAACCAAAGAAGTTAAAGATCAATCCATCCACCAATGATTCCAGGTACAGGTAATTTGCATCTATGCTTGTCAGCCAATTCCCTGAAGGGACCAGGTCTAAATCCATCGCATCCTTTAAAGCCTGGTTTAAATCAGGCGCGATGGTTACCTGAAAAGCAATTTGCCTTAAGGTTTCGAATTCGAATACTATAGTAGTGCTGACCCCAATGCTATCGGTTTGTCTCCATCCGAAATAAGTGTTGCGTCCTTCAACAACGTCGTAAATCTTTATTTTTAATATTGATCCCATTATGCAGCGTTTAATATGTTTTTAAAATCTGATTCAAAATCAACCTCTCGCATAAACTCTTCGCCAACTTCATCGAGCAGCTTGTATAAATATTCTCCCAAATAAAGCACTGCCACATCGGAGATCACCTTTCCCGCATTATGCTCGTTGGGAACCTTGATCCCTTCCTTCGCGATCTTCCTGGCAATGATAAAGGCAAATTGTTTTTTCTTCTCCACGAATATCGCGGGCAATCCTTTCTTGACCTCGATCCATTCCTCAATGGCTTTGAGTGGTGGGAAACCTCCGGAGCTCCTGCCCTCTTCCATTATAATGGAATGATATGCCCCGTACATCGTGAGCTTATTGCCCTGGATCTTATACTCCAGGCTATCGGCAAACTTCCCTGAAGCACGTAATCCCAACTTATCATAGTTGGTGATCAGATCCGTTTTGAATCGTTCGAGGTATTTGGTATAGATTGCTTTGCGGTTCATTTAATGAGAACTACCACTTAATTAATAAAAATGGTGCCCCCAAATTATCAACTCCTTCAGATACACTAAAACCATCTTTCATTAGTTCTAGTTTTACATCATTTTCTACATACCCAAAAACAGTAGTGAAATTATTTCCTGATTCGGCAATAGTTCTAATAGTAATTTTAATATTCTCAATTCCCAAAACGTTTCTTTTGGTAATCATCAGAGCTTCTTTAGCATCTGAAATTGGCTTTACTTCACTCATAATTATCTATTTTTAATTGATTTAAACATCCATATAATTGCACCACCTATAAATGGAAGGATTACCATTGCGCCAAACATCCAAGCGAGAAAGGTCAGGTCAAACAACCAGAACATCAATGCCAGGGCTGCAAATAATACCAGCCTCGCGAATCTATTTTTAAGTGATTTTGTCATTGCATTTTAATTAATTCTTCTTTCACATCTTGATAAAATCCTTTTGTTGCTAAATAACAAACGCTATCATGTGCAGCTTCTATACTGTATAATATTTCGTCTACACAAATCAGTGCACATTTTTTTCTGTGAGTATTCTTAACCCGAAACCCCTTCATTTTATCGTAAATATCCTTTGCTTTTTCCTTTGCTTCCATAATTACTCCTCTGTTTTTTCAATAGTGAAACTTATTTTTAACCCATCCATGTTGGTATCGAATTCATCATATACCTCGATCTTTTTCCACCTCTTGACCCGGAAACCATCACAGTCAACGTACCCATCCCGCACGGTACTCGAGATGGTTTTAAGATGCTTCACGGCATCGCGGTATTTGGTCTCCTGGGATTCATCGCTTAGTTGAGAGCGGACCATCAGCAACAATTCACCGGTGATGGTTTGCCCTTCGCAGCTTCCCTGACTATTGATCGTGTCCTCTTCATCGTGCCATAGGAACAACAGGTATATTTGCTTTTCTGCAAAAGGCAGCTCGGTGTCCTCTAAGGCATCAATAAGGTTTTGCCAATGCATTTGTCCGTACTGATACTTAAACTCCAATGTAGCTGCCAAGGCCTCCGTGTAATCGACTATATCCTGCATTACTTTAGTTTTGAATAACGTTCATCATATTCGTTTTGAATCTTGTTCAAGAGCATTTTTCTAAGGACCAACCCATAAGGGAGTTCCAACACTTCATCATATTTTGTAAGGTCCCCTTTTGCCATCCCGTCTATGGAAGGCACATCTTCCAACTGTTCAAATTCCTCAATCCCGGCTGCGATCTGTTTTGAGCTGGGTTTTTTATGAAGTTTTAATTTCTCGACCTCATAGATATTATTCACCTCCTCCACAATCCAGGCATAGGCAGCGAACACATCAAAGACAGAACAGTTGTAAAATTGCTGATCGGTCATGATCGGGAACACCGCGCTCAATATTTCTTTCACCGAGTTCAGGCTTGAATTCCCGATGCCTTGCTTTATTTTGATCACCCACTTCCATTGGATCTGAAAAAGATCATTCACCCTGGGCCTGTAGATATATTCTTTCTGGTTCCAGCTCACCTTGATACTTCGCTTAGGATTTACATTTGCCAAAATAGTATCGATAAGGCTGCGGTCCTCGATCAGTAAGTATTCACCAACCGTTTTGTCCTGGAATATTATAAGGCTTTGCTGCTTCCCCATTCTTCTATGGCATTTATCTTTTTGATCTTATAGGCACAATAAGTTCCTCCATCGGTGATGTGGTCAAACCCGCTATCCTTATCGGGCACTCCGTTTTTATATGCAAGCTGCTCCAGGGCTTCGGTATATTCAGGACAATTATTCGTGTTCACGAAATAAGTACTGACCCCGTTTGCATTTTTAAAAGCTGCATTGGCTACAGTGATCCTATCCTTGACCTTTGGATTGGATCTGGAAACAATCACTTTAAAACCTGCGTTCCTCAATAATTTAATATCTGAATCTCCTGCGGTATTCCTGCTATCTCCTGAAGCATCTGGATAGATAACCAGGGATCTCTTTGGGTATCTATTATTAAGGATATTAATCATATCAGCCGTATCGTACGCCTTGGTAACTTCTGCTACTGCCTGTAAATCATTGCCATCAGTTACGTGTATCACGGCACTCATATTGGTAATATTGAAATCCATTCCAATGTGCAGGACGTCGTTCACTTCAATTTCCCTGATGGTATGGTTGCGTGTTCTATCGAACGAATGGAATACGGTACCAGATGTGAGGTTTACAAATTCACCTCCTAAGTATGCTTTTAATTGATTTTCAGTGTATGCTTCTCGAAGCCCTTGGATGTAGGAATCAGCAAGGTTATGTGCATTGTCGAGCGTGCTGATCTTTAGAAGTTTCTTATTATCATTCTTATCCTTTACAAAAAACTTATAGGCAAATCCAAATCCTTCCGGAGTGGAAACGAAATCAATACAATTCTTTTCCCCTGTTGTTGATTTAAAACTATTCCTGGAGACAATACGTCCTAAAGCAATCTTCATTTTATCAGATGGTATAACATCAAATTCATCTACAATTGAATAGCCAACAGAATAAGAAACAATGCTGCTTGGGTTGTCGAGGGAGCGCATCATTATCTTTCCGTATTTCGTTATGAAAGAGTTGTCTTGTTTCAAATGTTGGTAAGGGATTTTTAACCCTTCAAATAGCTTCTCAAATTTAGGCACCAACATATCGGCTATCAGTCGGTAGGTAGGAAGATAATAAGCACAAGGAACACCCGGGTTTTTTAGTAGCTTGGTAAGTACCTTGATGGTTCCAGCTACAGATTTTCCAGATTGATAGCCTCCGATCAGTCCAGTATGTAAACTTTCAGATCTAATAAAATCCTTCTGCACCTGGTGAAGCTTACTTAAATTTACGTTACCTGATTTATCGACGTATATCATTACTCTACAAATGAAATTCCTTTAAATTCTGTGGTGGATTCTAATTCAATCAAGTGCCTTTTAACAGATTCAGTGCCTTGCAACCTGATGATTTGTTTGTGGATTCTACCCAGGGCATTGATACCAGCCGGGGTGCCTTTGTGTGCTTCTTTCATTGAACATATCAACTCCTGAAGCTCTGCAATTTTGGAGGATCGTTTGCTTTCAATGGATATCTCCTGGTCCTTTCTGAACCCATCATAGGCTGTTGTTAGATATCGCTGGCCTTGTCTGGAGCTAAGCTCCCAATTCTCCCGAATTTCTTTGATGATATTGACGTCAGACTTTCCTTCCAGGATCCATAGCTGGACCTTCCTGCTTCGCTCTTCTTTTTCAATCTTGGTAGCACGTACGATCTTAGGCATTCATCGGGGGGGGTATTTAAAAAAGCCTTGTTTTTTCAACCGCACCATTTTTCGAGGTAAAGGCGATGCGGTTATTCTATCGGGGTTTTTGTAGCAGGAATAGGATTCGAACCTATGGCCTCCGGGTAATGAGCCCGGCGAGCTACCGACTGCTCTATCCTGCGATTTGTTTTTAGGTTGGGTTTAGAACCCTGAGCCGTTTAGCTTCTCGCTTTCTTGTTTGAGTTTGGCTATTAGGTTTTGGGCTAAAAAGTTTTGCCATTGCCCATGGAGTATATCCTCGTGGGGCTCCTGGTTTAAAGCTTCGGTTTGCTGATTTTTGCTGAGTGTGCTTTAATTTCATAGATTTAAAATTGTTGGTTAGTATTTTCCTCAGTGGTTGCTTCAGGATCTTCCATCGGCATCACTTCAAAATCGTTTTCTAAATGGTGGATCGTGTTGTTCATAGGCGTGAATATTTAGCGGTTATAGGTCATTGTGAGACACAAACTTAACGATAAAAGTAATATTTATTATTACTTTGTTAACATTTTTTTTAAGTCGCTTCCCAAATTATGATAATTTTTTGCGGTATATCGAAGGATTCTCCAACCCTCAAGCGTAGCAAGGTTGTATTTTTCACAATCGTTGGTGTAGCCTTTGACCGTTGTGTGCCTTGATTTTTTAGAGAACACACCTTCATATTCGATGGCTATCATCAGCTCTGGTATAGCCCAGTCAAAGCGGAACTTTCTTTCCTGGTGAAATTGCAGCTCTTCCACGTACTCCGGGATCAATCCTTCGCGGTGAAATACCCAAAGGATCTTCTTGATGGTTTCTTTTTCGATGGAAAGCTTTTCAATTTTGGGTAATTTGATCACGTTTTTGGTCTGATCAGGTACGGTTTCGGTATAATTATTACCTAGACTGAGTTTTTTTATGTCCTCGGTGGTCCACTTCATCAAAATGGGAGATCATCATCATCATCAGCATCTACGGCTACAGGTTCAAAGGCATCGTTGGGATCTTGGTTAGGAAGTTTTTCAAAGAACGAATCCCGCTCCTCCAGGTCATAAAATCGCATATACTGAAGATCACAACCAACAATCGTTTGACCGGTTTCGCCTCCACGGAATTTAGCAATGGATATTTCAGCCTGACCTCTGCAAGATGAATGATCTTCATCATCCCATTCGAAAGTTTTGTAATATTCAGGTCGCAAAAGAAACATAATAACATCGGCATCCTGTTCGATTGCTCCGGATTCCCTGAGATCTGAAAGGATGGGACGTTTGAAACCTCCTCGCTGTTCAACGGCTCTGGACAATTGAGATAGTGCCATCACCGGACATTCAAGATCCTTGGCCGTAGCTTTGAGGGACCTGGAGATACTGCTGATCTCCTGTTCGCGATTCCCGGTACCGTTTTTTCCTGAAGCATTCATCAGCTGCAAATAATCTACAAAGAACATCTTGACCCCGTTTTCCCTTTTCCATTTTCCGGCCTGAATTTTTAATTCCATCGGAGTAAGTCCTGCCTGATCGTGAATGTAGATCGGGAGCTTTTCAAATTCTGCCCTTTTTTCATTCATCATCTTTCGTTCAAAATCTTCAATCCGGTTGAGGGTCAATTTGCTTGAATCAATTCCACATTCCTCGGCAAGCATCCTACGTCCCAAATCTTTGGCGCTCATCTCCAGGCTGAAGATCCCAACAGGGAATCCAAGCTTGGCCATATGTTTTGCCTCATTGAGAAGCAAGGCGGTTTTTCCCATCCCCGGACGAGCCGCTAGAATAATCAAATCTGTTTCCCGGTACCCGTTTAATTTCTTCTGGAGTTTTTCCAATGAACTCGGAACTCCGGAAATGTTATTTTCTGATGCATCAAAAATACTATCGACCACAGCTTTAAAATCGTGGGGTTTTTTTCGGATCAGCCATTGGGCAACATCATCGATTTCCTTTTGGGATTTTGAAAGCAAATCAAAGATATCCGTTTCATCGTTGTAAGAGTTTTCTATGATCTCATTGGCTACCCGAATCGATTGGCGCTTAACGTGCATTTGCATAACGATCCTGCAATGATGTTCGATGTGGGAGGAGGAAGATATTTTTTGGGTGAGCTGGATCAGGTAGAATTCACCTCCAATTTTTTCAAGGGATTGCCTGGTTTTTAATTTGTGGACTACCGAAAGAAGATCCACCGGTTCACTTTCCTCGAACATCTCAAGCATAGCATCATAAATTTCCTGATGTGCAGTTTTATAAAATACCTGTTCCTTTCGGAAAATTTCTACTACCTGGCCGATTGCGTATTTATCCTGTAGAGCTATTCCCAAAATTGCTTCTTCCAGATCAATTGCCTGAGGTGGGATTTTTCCTTTCTCGAGTGAAATCACTTGAGATTCTTTTGAACGGAAATTCGATTTATTTTGTATTGGCTCTGCCATTTTTAAAATCTTTTATGTTTTCCTGATTCATACGAATCGGGGGCTGGGGTTTTGGAATATTTGTTTTGGTTCTCGATCCAGTTTCTTGCATATTTTCCGAGTCGGCCAAATAGAATCCTATCGGTAAATTCTAAACTTTCCTGATCAACGGTATCGTTAAAATCCTCTGCAAACTTTTTTGGATTCTGGATCTTGGATTTATACTTCATCAGGAAGTCAGTTTCAAACCTCTGGGGATATTCAGTTTTTAGAAAAAGAAGTGCGCGGGAATTTTCCTCTCTCTCTTTTTTTTCATTTACAGTATCATTAACAATAACAGTAACAGTATCATTAACATTATCAGCTTGATTTGCTTTAACTTGCTTCCCACTTGCTTGATTTGCTTTAGCACTTCGAGCAAGTGCTTGTTTTGCTTTAGACTGTGTTATTTTTCCTCCTTTTTTTCCCGATTCAATACGTTTTTTTAAAACTTCATCGTACTTACTAAGGTCTCTCTTAAGCTGCAACTTCATTGGTTGGAAGGCTATTTTTAACAAACGATCTTCCATAACCGGATGGAGGTCATTTACATATTTAAGCAAATGCTTGATTAGCTTGCCGGCTTCCGAATCTTCCAACATTTCGAAAGATTCTAACCAGTCGGCATACGCGACGAAACTCCTTTTATTGTCTGCCATTATTATATATTTTTATTTAAAACATTGATAGTTGTTGTTCTTTTTTATGTGGTATCTGAACCGGTGTACTTAGTACCTTATGAAATTCATTTGCCTGTAAACAAACGCCTCCGCTTTCCATAATATTTACCGTTGCAGGATTCAGAACTATACTACGAACAGTAAGAATATCTGGAAATTTATGCCAGTCTGGGCGTTTTATATCTGAAGGCCAAGCAACATACACTTTGTCCCCAGGCCGTAATTCTTTAATGGGTGTGAGTTTGGTTTTCATATTTATTAATTAAAAAGTTCCATTAAATTACTTACCATGGTCATTTCCATTTTATCAGTGGCACCGGTGATGGCATTACCAACGTGCCGCTTGGCCTGAATCATTTCATAGAGATACTCATCTATGGTTTTCTGCCCAAGGAAGTACGTACACATCACATTATTGAGCTGACCAATCCTGTGAGCCCTGTCCTCGCATTGCACGCAATCGGAATATGTCCACGGATATTCTATAAAAGCCACACGTGAGGAAGCTGTAAGGGTAATACCTACACCCGCAGCCTTGATATTACAGATGATCAGTTTCACTTCCGGGTCTTTCTGGAAGCCATCAATGGAAGCTTGTTTCTGTTCTCCATTATCCCTACCGGTAACCGTTACGGCATCCGGGAATTCCTTCTTCAGTTCATCTACGATCACGTGATGGACCACGAACACGATCAGCTTTTCGCCTGAATCAATTACCTGGTGAATGAATTCTTTTGCTTCATTGAGTTTCCCATAGGCTGAGATCTTCTTGAGCTCTGCCATCTTCACCATAATCTCACCACGTAACTTCTTGGCCACCTCAGCATCATCACAACCCTTTTCCTTCAGGTACTTTGCGAACTCATCGCGAGCTTTATTGTAAACAGTTCTGGTAGTGATATCACACATAATGGTTTGGCGTTGCTTCTCTGGAAGATCCTTAGCCACATCTTTCTTTTCACGCCTGAAGAAACAATGTTTGTTGAGCAAATAATTAAGTTCCTTGAGATTGGCAGCTCCTTTTCCTCCTTCACAGTATCGTTCCAGGAAACCTTTCTTTCCTCCAAAATGCTCCAACCGGTTCATTATGGCCAGCTGAGGGAATAGATCCATTGGCTTGTTCACAACTGGAGTACCGGTCAACAGGATCACCCGCTCCTTATTCTTACAGATGTTCAGGGTAAACTTGGCCTGTTGGGTTTTGGTATCCTTGCACCGGTGGGATTCATCTACGATAATAGATTTCAATAGGTCCACCCGTGGATCCATAATGATATCCTTGGAAGTTCTCACCTTTCCTTTTGGCGGCATGTGCTGCACGAAATACTTCTTCAGGCTCTCGTAGTTCACAATGAATACATCGGCCATTCCTATGTCATAGTAACGAGGCCATGATTCTTTTATCTTATCATCCAATAGCATTGCTTTGCGATCGGTCCACATTTCCCATTCCCTTTTCCAGTTGATCTTTGTGGAAGCCGGGCATATGACCAGGCAGGGAAATACAGCTTCACCCTTGAGGTAATCGGCATAGATGGTTCCGATAGATTGTAAAGTTTTTCCCAGTCCCTGTTCGTCCCCGTTCATAAAGCGTTTCAGTTCCAACCCCCTGGCCACTCCATTGGTTTGATATGGCCTAAAGCCAAAACCATCGGGATGGGATAACGGGATCTCCTGAGCCAGTTCTGGAAGCGGTGCAATGTTTCCAAGTTCCTGAGGGGACTCATCCACTTTGTAGTATTTAGCTTTACAGTAATTCTGAAGAAGGACCAGGTTGCCCCGTTGGTTAAGTGCTATCCTCCACACCTTTTCATTGTAATCAAATCGGGCGGTGGGTATTTTCTTTACCGCAGCAGTATTCCTTTTCCTCCAATGATTGAAATCAATACGGACCTGGAACTCGTTTTTAAATTCGACTATCTGCATAATTCTGGATTTTCACAAACGTTTCCAACTACCTCATAATTGAAGTCCGCTAATTCATCGCTCAATAAATCTCCACTGGATTTATCCTGATGATAGCTATTGTCCAATTTCCAGGCACCGATTTTTTCACACCAGAAAACCTGCATTTTGGATTGTACCAAACCCTCATCAGTTTGGGTGTAATCGCTTAAAACAACACCTCCGAAAATTTCTTCATCGTACCTATCCTTAAAGCCCGTGAATTGCTGTACTGATTCAGGATCCACTTCAAAAACATTAAAATGCGCTACAATAAAACATTTGATCCCTTGATTACAAAACCCACCGGTAATTACAATTCCTTTTTTGTAGGTTTTAAAACTATTGCTATCATTTAACAATTTACCCCTAAACTTTAATTCTCTCATAATTTTTGATTTATAGATTCTGGATTGACCATTGTTCTGCCATAGCCTTTGCTATGCCCTGGAAAGTTTTACTTTTTTCTTTTGGATTTTTTAATTTTCCATTTACAAAACAATCAGAAAAATATCTTTTTTTAAGTTTGCCTGTTTTTTTACGGATTGCAACCTGAACTGGTTCTGGTTTATTCGTTCCAGTTCTTGCCCC